AGTGGTTTATTCATCGCACCAGTAAGAAGAGTTAATGGTATAACTCAAGCACTCTATTACAATACATCCACTAGTGAAGTAGTATATGGAGATATAAGTAGTTCAGGTGGAGGTGGTGGTAGTAGCCAATGGACTACTTCTGGAAATGATATTTATAATAATAATACTGGAAATGTAGGTATCGGTATATCAACTCCAACTTATAATTTAGATGTTAGTGGTTCATCACGTATCAGTAATAGATTTTATGTATCTAATAGTATTCATGTAGGTAATACTTCTAATATTTCTATATTCCAAGATGGTAGTGCTAATATTGATACTATGATTAGTAGTTCAAATAGTTCCGTTATTGATATATTCCATACAGCATATCCATATGGGGATGTATCAAATGCTATTGTTGATATAAGTTTTGCTAATTGGGGTTCTAATAATGTAACTACTATTGTAGATATAATGTCTGGTTCACGCTCTTTTAATACATCACAAGGACACGGTATCGTATCTGGTAGATTATATGCGATGAATACTTCAGCTGGTTCTACATTTGATAGTTTTAATGAAATCGGTTTAACAACAAAGGATATTAATTTTACTTATACAAGTCCAGGTAATTATGGATTAAGATTGTCATTTAAACCTACGAATCAATCTGATATTATAAGTGGTGCTATAAGAGTTATTAATTTAACAGGCATATCACCAATAGAAGCAGTACACGGAAGATTATTTGATTCAACTGGCTCATCGCCTACAGCAGAGATAGAAATATAATGTATAAATAAATAATATACTATAAAAAATAATATAGTATATTAATAGAATGAGTAATGATATTACTGTATTTAAATCAAATATGACTATAGATAATACTTTAACTGTTGGTAATCAAAACTTATTAATAGATAGTGATATTAATATTAATACTTATTCCGGTTCTTTCGGTTTTTTATGTAAATGGTTCGGCACGATTTAATGCTACACGTATAGCATATGGTAATAATGCTGGTAGTAATAATCAAGGTAGTAATGCTATAGCCTTTGGATTTGAAGCAGGGTTTAATAATCAAGGGACTAACTCAATTGCTATAGGTGTAGATGCTGGATATACAAATCAAGAAATAAATGCGATTGCCATCGGTTCAGAAGCAGGTTATGAAAATCAAAAAGAATATGCGATTGCTTTGGGTAATAGTGCCGCACGAACTCAACAAGGGACAAATGCTATTGCTATAGGTTTAAATGCTGGTAATTTTTTACAACAAGACCACGCAGTCGCTATAGGTAACCAAGCCGGTTTAGACGAACAAAGTTTAAATACAATTGCTATAGGTTTTCGTGCGGGTGAATATAATCAAGGAACTTATGCTATTGCGATAGGTTCATTCGCAGGAAATATAAATCAAGGTGCTTCATCTGTAGCGGTAGGAACTAATGCGGGTGAGATAAATCAAGATGTATCAGCAATCGCTATAGGATATATGGCTGGTAATTTTAATCAGGGTGCGGAAGCAACCGCTATAGGATATATGGCAGGTTTATCTAATGAAAGATTAGGTGCTTTAGCAATTGGTTATCAATCTGGTCAATATGGACAGGGTACATATGCTATTTCTATTGGTACTAATAGTGGTCAAAATATTCAAGGTTCAGCCGCGATTGCTATTGGTGAAAATGCTGGCCAATTTTTTCAACAAAATGATGCCATTGCTATAGGGGTTAATGCCGGTCAATATTATCAGGGTACTTCTGCTGTAGCTGTTGGTGAATTGGCGGGACAAAATACACAAGGTCAAGATGCTATCGCAATAGGATATAATGCGGGAAACCAAAATCAAGGCACTTATGCTATAGCAATTGGTTCAAATGCCGGTTCATTTAATCAGGGAACAGAAGCTATTGCTATAGGTTTATATGCTGCTTATTATGGTCAAAATCAACGAGCGATAGCAATCGGTATAGAAGCCGGTTATACTAATCAAGGAACAAGTTCAATCGCAATAGGATTTGAAAGTGGATATGTAAATCAAAACCAATATTCCGTTGCTATTGGTAATTATTCTGGATTTAATAATCAAAATGAAGACGCTATATGTATAGGTCAAGAAGCTGGTATATCTAATGAAGGGACTGGTGCTATAGCAATTGGATATCAAGCAGGTCAATATAATCAACAACAATTTGCTATTGCTATAGGTGTTCAATCAGGACAAACTGGACAAGGTGAAAATGCTATTGCTGCGGGTTTTCAAGCAGGACAATATACGCAAGGTTCCGGTGCTATTGCTATAGGTTTTCAAGCTGGAGAATATGCCCAAGGAACTAATAGTATTGCGATAGGTGTATCTGCTGGTATGACAAATCAATCAGAAAACTCAATAGCTATAGGTGAAAATGCTGGTTCATTAAATCAATCTAATAGTAGTATTGCGATTGGTTATAATTCAGGACAATTTACGCAAGATGCTTCTGCAATTGCTATTGGACTTACCGCAGGACAATATAATCAAAAAAGTTTTACAATTGCTATAGGTGAAGAAGCAGGTTTATCAGGTGAAAATATAGGTTCAATCGCAATAGGCACTGATGCTGGTTCATATAACCAAGGTAGTTATTCAATAGCAATAGGACAGTTAGCAGGTAGAACTAATCAAGCCGCAAACTCTATAATAATAAATGCTACTGGAACAGATGTTAGTGGAAATGATTTGAGTGGTACTTTTATAGCACCTATCGCAACTGCTACAGCTCCTACTAATAATCGTTTAATGTATATTAATAGAGACACTAATGAAATATTCTATGGTAATACATCATCCGCAAGTAATAAAACTTTTATTATTCAACATCCTATTAATGAAAATAAATATTTAGTACATGCTTGTTTAGAAGGACCTGAAGCAGGTGTATTTTATAGAGGTATTAGTGAAATAACTAATAACAAAAAAACTACTATAATTTTACCTGATTATGTTGATAAATTAGCTACAGACTTTTCAATATTTGTAACATCTATTAATAATAATAATATTTACAAAACAACTGATATTTATAATAATACGTTTGATGTATATGGTAATAATGGTTCTTTTAATTGGATTGTATATGGTAAAAGACACGATATTATTGTTGAACCTAATAAAAATGAATATGAAATATGTGGTAATAGTCCTTACAGTTGGATTAGAAAAATATAAAAAATAATATAGTATATTAATAGAATGAGTAATGCTAATACAAAATATTTACATAATGTTACTATAAAAAATAATTTAGATGTAGATAATGGACTTTTATTTGTTGATGTTAGTAATTCAAAAGTCGGTATAGGAACTAAAAATCCGCAATATGAATTAGATATATCTGGCAGTGTTAGAATAAGAACCAGTTTTGCTTATTATGGATATAATCCTAATTTAAATGGATTTAATACTTTTGCGACCGCAATAGGAATTCAAGCAGGAGAAACAGTCGCAAGTAGTGGTTCAATCGCTATAGGTTATCTGGCTGGTCAAAATAGAAATCTTACTAATAATGTAATGATTGGTTATCAAGCAGGACAGAATAATACTACAGGTGGTTCAGGTTCTTCAAATAGTATAGGTATAGGTTTTCAAGTATTTAATACATTAGCAATTAATAATGGTGCTTCAATTTCATTAGGATATCAATCGTGTCAAAGTACGCCTGTTACTAGCCCAAATACAACTGGTAATTATATTAATATAGGTGTTCGGACAGGACAAAATACTGTACAAACATGAGCTATTTCTATAGGTTATCAAGCAGGTTCTTTAACACAGGGTTCATTAAATATTGCGATTGGCCGAGAAGCTGGTTCAAATGCTGGAAGAACAAGTAGTATTTTTATAGGCTCATTTTCAGGTTTTACAAGTTTAGGAACTGCTGGAGTTAGTATAGGGTATAGTACATCAAGAAATAACCCGAATGGTGGATTAGGCGCAAGTATAGGTAATTATGCGAACTTTACAGGTTCTTTAACAGGTGCTATAGCGATTGGTGCCTATTCAGGCATAACTAATCAAAGAACATCTACAGTAGCGTTAGGTGCCTATGCTGGAAGTATAACTCAAGGTAACGGTTCGGTTGCTATCGGTTATGGTGCAGGTAGTCGAACTCAAGGTATTACGTCTGTTTGTATAGGCTATAATTGTGGCTTTAATTCACCGGCAGCATTAACTGTATTAATAGGTAATAATAGTGGAAATAATGCGGGGGGTAGTAATACAACAATAGGTCATAATGCGGGTGCTAGTTTTATTCGTAATAGTTGTACTGCTATAGGAACACAAGCAGGTCAAAATACATGAGGATCACTATCACTACTTATAGGTTATCAAGCAGGACAACTTCAAGCAAGAAATAGTAGTGGCGCATTTATAGGTTATCAAGCAGGACAAAATACAGCTGGAACATTCGCTACACTTATAGGTAGCGGTGCCGGTCAAAATACGTGTGGTCCATCTGCCATACTGATTGGTTACAATGCGGGACAATCAACATCACGTACTAATGTGATAGCTATAGGTTTTCAAGCTGGTAAAAATACAGCAGGTCCTAATGTAGTTGCTATCGGTAGAGATGCGGGACTAAACGCAGCAGGAACAAATTCACTTTCAATAGGATATCAATCAGGTGCTACTGCTAAATTACAAAGTGCTATATCTATAGGTTATCAATCATCAACATCTGGTCAACGTAGTGCCGCAATAAGTATTGGTTATCAAGCGGGTCAATTTACTCAAGGAACAAATTGTGTAGCAATCGGATATCTTGCTGGACGTTTATTACAATCCCAAATAGGTATAGCCATAGGGTACGAAGCAGGTATATCTATACAAGGAACAAATTCTATCTCAATCGGTTTTCAATCAGGTCAATATTCACAAGGTCAAAATAGTATTGCTATTGGATATCAAGCAGGTAATACAGGACTGGGTTTTAATGCGGTCGCTATTGGATATCAAAGTGGATTAACAGGAAAACAAACAGCATCATTATCAATTGGTTTTCAATCAGGAATGACATTTCAAGGAACGAATGCTATATCAATTGGCTATCAAGCAGGTTCATCCACTCAAGGTTCAGGTGCTATAGCAATTGGATATTTAGCAGGTAAAACAAGTCAAACCGCAAACTCAATTATTATAAATGCGACAGGTGTAGATTTGAGTAGTTCGGGTGTTGCTGGATTATTCATAGCACCAATAAGAACAGGTGATACAAGTGGTAACTTATTAATGTATGATTCAACAAACTTAGAAGTTTTAGTATCATCCGATTTAAGTGATTTTACAAAAACATTTGTAATAGACCATCCAATCCATAATAATAAATATTTAATACACGCTTGTTTAGAAGGACCCGAAGCAGGTGTATATTATCGTGGTCGTGGAACCATACAGAATAATATAGATACTACAATATTCTTACCAGACTACGTATCAAAAATAGCAAGCGATTTCACAATTCATATATCACCTATATATGACCCTAATAATGATACAGAACAATTATATAACGTGAGTGAAATGAATGATAACAAGTTTAAAGTTTATGGTTCAAATGGCTCGTTTTATTGGGTTGTATATGGTAAAAGAAATACTATAGAAGTTGAACCAAATAAAAAAGATGTTGTTGTTAAAGGTGAAGGACCTTATAAATGGATTTAAATAATACACATAATATTAATAACTTATTATGTTTATTATTTCTTTTGTAAAAATACTCTATAACCCTTATTGATGATATTATATTCTTCTTTATATCTATTTAAGAAATGTTCTACACCATATAGAGGAACTTCTAATATATTCTTATTACTACTATCATATAAATAATCATCAATCGCCATAATACCACCAGTGTTTAATATTTGCCAACCTAATAAACAATCAGCATAACAATCAATACATTTATGACTACCGTCAATATATATAAAATCATATTTTTTATCTTCTTTAATGAGTTTTAATAAGATATCAGTAGAATCACCTTTAATATGTTTCATTCTATTTTCCATATTAGCAAACTTAACATTATCATAATATATCTTTTCAACATTAATTTTTTCCATATTTGCGAGTGTTTCTACTTGACCGTAATTTGTAGTAGTTTCACTATAACTCATCCATCTATCTATAGTGGTTCCATTCGCATTTGGTAATAATTCTAACATTTTAATCATAGATGTTCCCGCATAACAACCAACTTCTAATAATTCTAATTTATCTTTATCTTTTAACATCATTAATACATTTTTAAAAATATCAATAGTATTTGAAGGTAAATCGTGGGTCCAATTATACATACCTCCATAATTTATTCCATTACTTTTAAACTTATCAACTAATTTATAAACACAATTTTTATTGAATTTATATGCTAATGCATAACCAATATTTGTCAATTTATCATTACTATTATTTTCCCAATTTTCAATTACAATAACCGGACTATATTTCAATATAATATTCATAGCACCATCTAATACATCATTTTCACAACCTTCCGCATCTATTTTTATTAAATCAATTTTAGTATTATAATCAATAATATCATCTAATCTTTTCATTTCACTATTAATCATAACACAATCATTCACTAAAGTACTATCTCTATTAATACGCATAGCTCCTATATTAACACCCATATTGACAACATCCATCTTAGGAAACCACATTTTATCTATAACTTTATTTTCATTACCAATAGCACAATTAAATAATTCAACATTATCAATATTATTAATTAATACATTAGTATTCAATATATCATAAGTTTTCTTAAATGGTTCAAAAGCATATACCTTTTTAGCTAAACGTGACATTTTAATAGTATTAGTTCCAATATAAGCACCTACATCAATAACATTAGACTTATCATTAATAAACTCTTTAAAAATATTATTTAATTTTGGTTCCCAATCACCATTATTATTAATACGAGTAGTTATGATATCATCCTTATAACTGATAAAACGACCAACATTTTCAATAGATATCAATTTTTCTGATAACGGTGGGTCTATACTTGAATACATATTATAAGCATTATTATCAACATTCGCGGTTTTATTAACCATTTCTAATAATTTTAATGCTTGATTTTCCCACGAATGCGTTAAAGCCCATTGATAATTCTTTTCAACTAATACTTCTTTTTCTTTACTATCAATATAATTACATATTGCTTCAAATGAACGATTTTGCCATTCTTCTGTTAATACATCACCTTCAATCGCAATACCCCTATCACCTACAGTATTTTCTAACGCTGCTAAATTATTAGTAATAGCAAATGTTTTACTTAATGCGGCTTCTAATGCGGTTAAACAGAAAGTTTCTTTAAACTTACAAGGATAAAACCATACATCACTCATTCTCCAATAACGTCCTAATGTTTCTTTATTAACCCATCCGTGTAATGTAATAGACTTTTCATTACTATATTCTTCATTCATCATACGTTTTATTTCAGCAAGTTCTTCTGGATAATTAGTATTAGCCCATTGATTATTTAAATCAGCAAAAATATTTAAAGTAGCATCTGGATATCTTTGAAGAATACGAGGCCACATTTTTAATAATACAATTAAACCACGATTAGCAAAAGAAGAATATATGAAAGAATGTGGTATTTTTTTATCATATTCTCTAAATATGAAGTTTTTAAAATCAATACCATAATGTAATGGTGATATAATATTTTGTAATTGTGAAAAGAAATTATTGAAATAACCACAATGCCATTCAGTTAAACAGAAAATATTTTTCAATTTATTATTAAATGTTATCATATTACCACTCATAGTTAAATCATGAACTACTAAATGAATATTTTTTACATATCCAATAATAGCAGGCATAATATATTCACTAAAACGACTAATAACACAATGTTCTATTTCTAATCGTGTAATATAATAGAAGAAAGCATCTAAACGAAGATATTTTACATTTTCAAATATTTCATCATTTTCACAATTACAAAATACAACTACTTCATAATCACTATGTTTCGCAACATATCTGGCCATTTCAATAATATAAGTTTCAGAACCACCAACACCTTCTTTTAATATACTTGAACCAGACCACTTTTTAAATCCACCATCAGCAACAAAAGCAAATACTTTTTTATCAGGAATAGTAGGATTAGGTTGTAATGGTTCCATTTTATTAACAAAACGGAAAATATTATAATAATCAACCATATTTTGATATTGATCTTCCGTAGGTTTATTATTTTGTAAAAATAATTCGCACACCTTTTGTCCCAATTGATAATCATTAAAAGTATAACATAATTCAGCTAAAAATTTAGGTAAGAAATGATATGATAAAGTTGGTTTTAATGAATATTGACGGTGTATAGGAAATCCAATTTCAAATCCTCGCTTCATATATTCAAAAGCTGTTTTTTTATCACCTTCTAAATAATAATGAATACCTAAAAAGTATGATGCTTCTGGACGTTCAGGATCCCATTCATGTACTAATTTATACCATTTTTCACATTCACTCCAAGGTCTATTCAATTTAAAGTTATACATTCTTGTCATTTCAAATAGAGCATCAATCTTTTCTTGGTCAAATCCTTCTTTAGGATGAAATGCTCTCTTATAAAACCATTCAGCTGCTAATTCATATTCTTCTAATAAATTATAAGTTTGTGCTATATAATATAAATGACGTGGATTATCAGGTTCTTCTTCAATCATATCAAATAGACATTTTAAATCATATCTTTTTCTATCCATTGTTCTTTTTTCCATATAATCACTTCTCAAATCCAATATCCACGATTTATGTGCTGGTATAACAACATTAATATTATTATGTCCTTGTATAACTTCGTGAATAGTATATATATATCTCAATTTATGTTGGGTAATAGTAATACGATTAGAATAATATTCAGTATCATTACTCTTAATTAATAGACTGAATGAATCCGCAAATTGGTCGCTACGAACGGTATTTAAAAAATCTCTCAATTCTCCTTCAATAACATATGTATCATCTAACATTAAATTATATTTACACTTCATACCTGCTAATTCTAAACAACGGTTGCGACTTTCACGGAAATTAATAAATGGTTCTTGATATAATTTGCCTTTCTTTTTACCGACTAATATATTATTAATATTATCTAATGTTTCATCAGTACTACCAGTATCTAATATAGTCCATCTATCAATAATAGGTAAATTACGTTCTAACATTTCTTTAAAATCATTACCTCCATTTTTAACCATAATACATAAATTAATAAGATTATCATAATCAAGTTCATCATTTTTCAAAAAATAATTAAATTCGTTTAAAAATGGTTCATATAAATCATTTGGAATATATAAATAATAATCACTATTAGATAATTTATAACAATGTTGATAATTATCTTTAAGATTTTGGTCAAAAGTAGTTAATAATAATGGTTTAACAGACAATAATAAATCAATATAATTATTATTTAATTCATAAAAGAAAACTATATTATTATTTTGAAAATTTATAAAATCATTTTCAATAGAAACTTTATCTTCTAAATTCAGTTCGGATAAATTAACAGTTGTATTTTCATATTCTTTCATATCCGTATGATCATTAATAATATTAATTTTATCAAAATAGGGATGACATTCATATGACATAAAAGAACTATATTTTAATCCATATATGTATAATGTTGGATTATCAACGATTTCAGCTAAATCATATAATAGTCCCGCATATCTTTCTAATTTGCCCAAAATAGGAAATAGTTTAAGACTATTATATTCATCGTGACGAAATTGGGGATAATCTACTGAATTACAATGATAAGTTTTTTTATTGAAAGTTAGCATTGAAATATTTATGTTTAGAATAGATATTTCAATTATGTTCTATACGCATCTTTTAAGATGTATAAGCAAGACCTCCCATACCATTAGTAATTCTTAGTACATTATAATTTATACCATATAATCTAATTAATCTATATGCTGAACTACTAACTAATGTAGTTGTATCAAGATTGAGTGTCAATAATGTATTATCAAGGCGACTAAAGTTACAAGACCCAGATGGTTGATGTTCTTCAGGTTTTAATGCGAATGAGTATACATGAATATATGGATAGCCACTATTAGAACCGCTACTAGTATGATATTGGAATCTTTGTACTTTAGTAAAATATGAACCATCTCTAATGGAGAAACGATCTTGACCATTAAATTGTAGAACAGCGCTTTTACATTTTTCAAAGTTTTCTATATTATATATACTATTATCTGAAGTATCTTGAATAACCCATATAAGTTCTTTAATCGGATGAAAAAAAGTGAAATCTAAGTCACATTTTGTATCAGTAGTTTGAATATTCTTAGATTCATATAGTTGTATTTGGTCTATTAAATATTGGTGTGAATTGTTCATAAATAGTCTACGTTCATCAGTATCAAGATAATAGTAGTCAGCGTATATTTTAAGAGAAGATATAGTGGAATTACCATAGACTTTACTTTTATCTTTAAAATTTATAGTTAGATAGCACTCACTATATTGTAATGCTATTAATGGTATAGCGAGACCAGGATTGCGACAAAACCAAAATTGTAAAGGAACATATATCTTATCATTGGTGGAATATAACATATCATCTAACATTTGTAATTTATCAATTGGATATGTCAAATCACACCAAATGGCCATCCATTCGCCATATTGTCTATCTATTAATTGAGAACCCATAGTAAAATCTACATAATCAATTAATTGATATCCGTAATAGGTATTTTCAATACCTGTAGTATTCATAGTAATTTCTAAAAATATAGATGAAAGTAAGTCTCCATTTAATGGAATTTTAGTAATAATTTTAGAAGTTGAATTAGTAGTATAGTCATCATAAATATTTACAGATTCTATTGAAAAGTTTGAATGACGTCGGTATATGAACTTAAAATATGTTATTTGCGGGTTACCCGTTAAATAAATATCTTGGGCACCATATGCTGTAAGTTGTAAAGTAGCTCCAGGCATAAAGTAAGATTTATAATATACACATTTTTTATTATGATAAATTTATTGTATTATATAAATTCTGAATGAATAATAAAAATATAATATATTTACCTACTGAACAATTAATAAATAATTTCATAAATAAAGTAGTTGAATACATTATAAAAAATAATGGACTTAATGAAAATAATAATTATATAGTAATAGGTAACGACTATTTATATTTGGAGGATGAATTATTGGATATAATAAATATGATGAAAAATAATGTAGAACTCTTTATTGAAAAAAGTTCAATATTTACAAAACTGATATTAGATATAGATTTTAAATGGACACTTATATATGGTTATAAAATAATTTTTAAAAAAGAAACTGATGAATACTATCATATTAAGATATATAGGCCTAAAATAACAATATTATATTTAACTGATAAGATAAATGATGTATTAGAAAATTGTAAAAAGAGTATTTATAAATATTGTAAAAAATATAATTATGTTTTCATTCATCAATCATCAATATTATTTAATTCTTTTTATAATAGACTTGAATATACAGTAAGGCGTATATTAGATGACGAATATATAGTAGTATTATACAATTATAGTTTTATTGTAAATTATGAGTTATCAGTTATAGATATAATAAGAATATTATGTATGGATAAATATACGATATCATTAGATTATGTGAATAATAAATTATTGAAAAATAATTTAATAATAAGAAATTCAAGAAGACTAGTTGATATAGTTAAGGAGTTAAAATATTTTGAGAATGATGATGAAAAAATGTTAAATTATATAAAAAGTTGTATTTCAAATGATATTAATATATGTAATATACATTCTTATATAAATAAGAAAAGTGGATATTATATGCGTGCTGGATTTTTAGATTTAGTTCATACTATGAATAATAATAAAGATGATGATGATAATGAATATGAAACAATAAATATAATACAAAAACACATGTCTACAAAATATTTGAATGGGAATGAAGCATTTTTTAATATAGTTGATAAAACATATACTATTGGTAATATAGTGAGTGGATGTAATGGAACTATAACATTTATGAAAGATAATAAAATATTATATGCTTTATCCGAAAAATATGGAGAATATAAGAAATTGAATAGTTGTTCATATGATATAATATTAAATGATAAGAGATATATATTAATATTTTTTAACAATTATAAAAGATATATTGGTAGTTTAATAGAAGAAAGCGGGGATGCAATAACAGGTAATCTATTGCGTTAAATTAGAATTGTACTCAAAATCATTTAAATAACTACTTAAAGCTTTCATCTAGACCTAATAGATAGTATATATAGGGTTGTATATACTGTGTATATATATTGATAAAATAGTTAAAATATTTTCTATTATATATATGAGTTTATTGATTTTCTAATTAAAATTAGGCACTTTGATAGGATTATCAATTACTCCCATTCATATCATCATTAATATCATTTATTTGTAATATTTTATTATAGATATTACTTATATAACTACTATAGCCTATATAGTTTAATAAAAGATATTTAAAATGATTATGATAGACCTATCTATTTTGTAGCTACATTGTTAGATTAGACATATTCATCTTCACCGCGGATGTAGATAATATGTCAATTGTTTCGGACCCTGATTGTTTTTTTATTTTATTTATTTATATTTTTTTGCCGTTTGTTGGATTTTGTTTTTTCAAATAATCATATAATTTGAAAATACAATTTATTATAATGAATATGCTAAACCACCCATACCACTCATTATTCTTAAAATATTATAATTTACAGCATACACATTTAATAAACGATATGCCGTATTATCCATGAAATTTCCTAAATCGGTAATCATATTACTCTGTGATAAATCTATATTTAATGCTACATTATTTAAACGACTAAAGTTACAAGTACCACTAGGTGATAAATCATCTGGATATAAACAGAACGAATAAATATGTGTATATGGTAAACCTAATGCTATTCCTACACCTGTATGATATTCATATCTTTGAACATCAACAAAATATTTACCTTTTCTTTTTTTAAAACGGTCAATGCCATTCATAGTTATATTAGCTGCTACTACTTGTTCATATCTATCAATATAATATTTACTATCACCACTAACGTCTTGAATGACCCAAATAAGTTCTTTAACTGGATGAGAAAATTTCAAATCTTGAGTATAGTAAGTCTTATTTACATCTAATTTTGTTGATACAAATTGAACTTGTTCTATTAAATATTCATGACTTTTTTTAGCAAATAGTGTTCTTTCATCTGTATCTAAAAATATATAATCACACCATATACTACATGACATTATTTCACCACTTTTTGAAATATTTTCAGCATTTTTAAAATATATATGAAGTTTTACATCATGATATTGTAGAGCTATTAATGGTAAAGCGGAACCAGCATTTCTACAAAAAAAAAGCGGTAAAGGTATATATAGTTCTTGAGCTGTAACACCAACCATATCATCTAATATAGTCATCTTATCATATGTATTTGTTAAGTCATTCCATATCATCATCCATTCACCTGGTAGTCTTTGTATAAGTTGACTACCTATCTCAAGGTCAACATAATCAATTAATTGATAGCCAAAATATTCATCTTCTACAGATGTATTATTATATTGTAATTCAAGATATAATCTATATAGTAAATCACCATCACGAGCGATATTACAAGTTATTTTTCTACCTAATAATGCACTGCCAATGTATGATTGTTCCATTTGTTCAATGGCAAAATTTGTGTGTCTTTTATAAACGAATTTGAAAAAGGTCATTTGTGGATTACCAGTTAAGTATATGTCTTGTGAACCATATGAAACTAATTGCATAAGACCTCCTGTCATTTATATTTATTATAGTTTGTTAAAATAATAATAATAATCGTGCGTATAAGAATATTTATTTTAATCATATAAATTATAATGAGTTATAAGGGTGATTACATTAAACGGCAGATCGACTTTTTTAATACAAATAACGATTATGTCCGTAATCCAATGCAGTCTGACCTTGATGCTAATGGGTTCCGTATTTTTAATTTGGGACCACCTACTAGTTTAAATGATGCCGCCCGATTGGCTGATATATCAGGTGGTAGTGGTAATGTATGGTATCTATATCCTGCTTTCGCTGATGTTAGTTTTAACTGTAATTCATTACTTGATGTTTCATCTATCGTTTTTTGTGATGATATGTCTATTATTAGAGGTACTGGTGGATTTTTTGATATTTCTTCAAATAATCCTATACGTATCAATAATAATGCAATTTATATAAGTAATAATGGTTTTGTCGGAATTAATAATAATAATCCACAATACAATTTAGATGTGAATGATAAAGCCAAATTTATTTATATATATGATTATTTAGATTCATCTGGCTATACTGGTAAAATATTATCATCTACACCTAATGGTATAAAATGGATTGATACTACTGATGTTAGTGATAATCTATGGGTACTTAATGGTAATAATATATACAATTCTAATTTAACTGGTAATGTTGGTATTGGTATAAAAAATCCAATATATAATTTAGATGTGAGTGGAAATATACATTCATATAAAAGTCTTTTTATTGATAATAGTGCAAATATTGGTAATACTTTATATGTTATTCATTATAATAATAGTGTTGGTATTAATAATCCTAATCCACTATACGACCTAGATGTTAGTAGTTCATTCCATACTAAATATATATATGATTATAATGATAGCAGTGGTGTTGGTGGTATATTAACAAGCACATCAAATGGTATAATATGGAGTAAAGATATATCATTAAATAATTTATATAGTAATAATTTAGTCGCAAATATTATTGATATTTCTAGTGCGAATATACGCGATTTAAGTAGTAATAAAATATATGTGCGTGATTTATCAGCTATTAACTCATCTATTATAAATTTGGATGTTTCTAATTTATTCATATCAACTATTGATGCGAGTATTAATATTATTGATACAAATAACAATAATAATTATTATTTAACTTTTACTGAAAATAGCGGTTTTCAAAAGATTAGAATAGATAAGCAGACTCTAATATATAATCCAGGATTAGACCGATTAGGTATAGGGGTAAATCCGAACTATAATTTAGATGTTAGTAATTCATTCCATACTAAATATATATATGATTATATTGATAGTAGCGGTGTTGATGGTATATTGACTAGCACATATAATGGTATAATATGGAGTAGAGATATATCACTAAATAAATTATTCGTTCGGGATTTATCATCTATCAATACATCAATTATAAATTTGGATGTATCTCAAGCAAATATTAGAGATTTAAGTAGTAATAAAATATTCGTTCGTGATTTATCAGCAATAAACGCATCTATTATAAATTTGGATGTATCATATTCATTTATAACTAGATTAGATGTTAGTAATGCTAATATTAGAGATTTATCAAGTAACAAAATATTCGTTCGTGACTTATCAGCTATTAATACATCTACTATAAATTTAGATGTTAGTAATGCGAATATTAGAGACTTATCTAGTAATAAGATATTTGTACGTGACTTATCATCCATTAATACTTCAATTATAAATTTGGATGCTTCTCAGGCTAATATTAGAGATTTATCAAGTAATAAAATATTTGTACGTGACTTATCATCCATTAATACTTCAATTATAAATTTAGATGTTAGTAATGCGAATATTAGAGACTTATCTAGTAATAAGATATTTGTTCGTGATTTATCATCTATCAATACAACAATAATAAATTTAGATGTATCTAGTGCGAATATTAGAGATTTATCAAGTAATAAAATATTTGTACGTGATTTATCAGCAATTAACACTTCAATTATCAATTTGGATGTATCACAAGCAAATATTAGAGATTTATCAAGCAATAAGATATTTGTTCGGGATTTATCATCTATCAATACAACAATAATAAATTTAGATGTATCTAGTGCTAATATACGAGACCTAAGTAGTAATAAGATATTCGTTAGAGATTTATCAGCTATTAATGCTTCAATTATAAATGTTGATGTATCACGAGCAAATATTAGAGATTTATCAAGTAATAAAATATTCGTTCGTGATTTATCATCTATTAACACATCTATTGTCAATTTAGATGTTTCACAAGCAAATATAAGAGACTTATCAAGTAATAAAATATTCGTGCGTGATTTATCAGCTATTAACACAACAATTATAAATGTGGATGTATCACGAGCAAATATTAGAGATTTATCTAGTAATAAAGTATTTGTTATAGATTTATCAGCAGTGAATGCGTCTATTATTAATCTTGATGTATCTAGTGCGAATATAAGAGATTTATCTAGTAATAAGATATTTGTTAGAGATTTATCTGCTATTAATACATCCATTATTAATTTAGATGTATCTAGTGCGAATATACGCGATTTATCTAGTAATAAGATATTTGTTAGAGATTTATCTGCTATTAATACATCCATTATTAATTTAGATGTATCTAGTGCGAATATAAGAGATTTATCTAGTAATAAAATAGTCGTTAGAGATTTATCAGCTATTAACACTTCTATTATTAATTTAGATGTATCTAGTGCGAATATAAGAGATTTATCTAGTAATAAGATATTTGTTAGAGATTTATCTGCTATTAACACATCAATTATCAATTTAGATGTTTCACGAGGAAATATACGAGATTTATCTAGTAATAAGATATTTGTTAGTGACCTATCTGCTGTAAAAGCATCAATAATTACTTTAGATGTATCAAGAGCTAATATAAAAGAATTATTTGTTGGAATTATAGATGCGAGTATTAATATTATTGACACTAACGATAATAGAACATGTTATGTAACATTCGTTGATAATAGTGGATATCAGAGATTGAGAGTAGATACAAGAAAATTAATATATAATCCTGGATTAGATAGATTAGGTTTAGGAGTAAATCCAAATTTTAATCTTGATGTTAGTGGTTCATTTGGTCTGAATATATCAACTTATGCTAATTATCTATTTGATGTATCAGGTGAGACAAGAATACAGACAGATAATATAAGATATGGAAGACGTGCAGGAAATACGAATATGGGTTCATATGCTATAGCAATAGGCTATGAAGCTGGTTTATCTGGTGAAAAATCAGGAGCAATTTCTATCGGTTATCAAGCAGGTATATCAAATCAAGGAACTAATAGTATAGCAATAGGAACTAATGCTGGTAGTAGTAATCAAGATGCGAGTTCAATAGCTATAGGTTATTATGCAGGTAATATCAGTCAAAGTTATGAAAGTATAGCAATTGGTTCATATGCTGGATATAATAATAGTGCATCATATACGGTTTCAATAGGTTCCCGTGCGGGTTATATGAATCAAAGTTCCGGTTCAATAGCAATTGGTAAATCAGCTGGAGAAAATGCGCAAGATAATTGGAGTATTAGTATAGGTAATAATGCTGGTAATTTGAATCAGAGTCAATATAGTATAGCAATAGGCTATGACAGTGGTAAAAATAATCAAGATCCAAATTCTATAGCTATAGGTTATTTAGCGGCTTCTGGTAATCAAAATGCTAATAGTATATCTATTGGTACAAATGCTGGTAATAATAATCAAGAAGAGAATAGTATAGCAATAGGATATTATGCTGGTAAAGAAATTCAATTAGACCATTCAATAGCAATCGGATTTGAAGCAGGAAATTATCAACAAAAAGATAGTAGTATAGCTATTGGTAGAAGTGCCGGAGGAACAAATCAGGATTCTAATTCAATTGCTATTGGTTATAGTGCGGGTTTTAGTGGACAAAACGCAAGTGCTATTGCAATTGGTTATAATGCTGGTTATAGAGACCAGAGTAATAATGCTATAGCTATTGGTAAGGATGCGGGTAAATATTCGCAAGGTAAATATTCTATTGCTATTGGTTATAGTGCCGGTGGTATATCACCACAACATGATAATAGTATAATAATAAATGCGACTGGACAAGATATTAGTAGTCAAGCATCAAATAGATTATATATAGCACCTATTAGATATTTGAATGGATTTACATATGCTTTATTATATAATTCAGTTACTAAAGAAGTTGTTTATAGTGATGTTAGTAATATTGGTGGTGGTTCAGCATTGTGGTCTCTTACAGCAAATGATAATGATATATATAATACAAATAATGGCGGTTTTGGTAATGTCGGTATAGGACATGGATTTGTAAATCAGATTAATTATACACTTGATGTGAGTGGTTCAACAAAGACTAGATATTTATATGATATTAATGATAGTAGTGGTATTGGTGGTATATTAACAAGTACATATAATGGTATTGTATGGAGTAGTGATATATCGTTAAATAAATTATTTGTACGTGATTTATCAGCTACAAACATTTCTGTTATAAATTTAGATGTATCTCAAGCAAATATAAGAGATTTATCTAGTAATAAGATATTTATAAGAGATTTATCAGCAGTGAACGCATCTATAATCAATATTGATGTATCACGTGCCAATATTAGAGATTTATCAACTAATAAGATATTTGTACGTGATTTATCAGCAGTGAATACATCTATAATCAATTTAGATGTAAGTAGTGCAAATATTAGAGATTTATCAAGTAATAAGATATTTATCAGAGATTTATCAGCAGTGAACGCATCTATAATCAATTTAGATGCTTCTAGTGCTAATATTAGAGATTTATCTAGTAATAAGATATTTGTACGTGATTTATCAGCTACAAATATATCATCTAATAGATTAGTCGTATTTGACTTATCATCAACAAATACATCAATTATAAATTTGGATGTATCTCAAGCAAATATAAGAGATTTATCTAGTAATAAAGTATTTATTAGAGATTTATCATCAATAAATACATCAATTATAAATTTGGATGTATCTCAAGCAAATATAAAAGATTTATCTAGTAATAAAGTATTTATTAGAGATTTATCAGCAGTGAATGTGTCTATCATTAATCTTGACATATCTAGAGCTACTATTAGAGATTTATCTAGTAATCGTATATTTGTACGTGATTTATCAGCTATTAATATTTCAACAATTACATTAGATGCATCTAGTGCGATTATAAGAGATTTATCTAGTAATAAGATATTTGCGAGTGATTTATCTGCGACAAATATATCATCTAATAGACTAGTAGTATTTGACTTATCATCAACAAATACATCAATTATAAATTTAGATGTATCTCAAGCGAATATTAAAGATTTATCAAGTAATCGTATATTTGTTCGTGATTTATCAGCTATTAATACATCTATTATAAATTTGGATGTTTCACAATCTAATATCAGAGATTTATCTAGTAATAAAATATTTGTTAGAGACTTATCCGCAACAAATATTACAACTATTTCTCTAGATGCTTCTAGTGCTAATATAAGAGATTTATCTAGTAATAAAATATTTATTAGAGACTTATCTGCTGTAAATACATCAATAATAAATTTGGATGTTAGTCGTGCTAATATTACAGATTTATCAAGTAATAAAATAGTTGTTAAAGACTTATCTGCAGTAAATACATCTATTATAAATTTGGATGTATCAAATGCTATATTACGATATGTATCAAGTGCATATATCCGTGATTTATCTAGTAATAAGATATTTGTTAATGACTTATCTGCTGTAAATGCATCTATAATTACTTTAGATGTATCAAAAGCTAATATAAAAGAATTATTTGTTGGAATTATTGATGCTAGTATTAATATTATTGATACTAATGATAATAGAACATGCTACTTAACATTCGTTGACAACAGTGGATATCAGAAATTAAGAGTAGATACACGCAAATTAATATATAATCCAGGATTAGATAGATTAGGTTTAGGAGTGAATCCTAATTTTAATTTAGATGTTAGTGGTTCATTTGGTCTAAATATATCAACTTATGCTAATTATCTATTTGATGTATCTGGAGAGACAAGAATACAGACTGATAATATAAGATATGGAAGACGGGCTGGAAATATGAATATGGGTTCATATGCGATAGCAATAGGTTATGAAGCCGGTTCTAATAATCAGGGAACTAATTCAATAGCTATTGGATTCAATTCTGGTAATTTAAATCAAGCAAGTTACGCTATATCAATAGGTGATTATGCTGGTTATAAAAATCAAAAAGAAGAAACAGTTGCTATAGGACAGCAAGCAGGTTTTTCAAATCAATCAAGTGGTTCTATTGCATTAGGCTTCTTTTCAGGTCAAAGTGATCAATCAAGTAATGCTATATCAATTGGATTTTATAGTGGTAATGATAAACAAGGTGGTAATAGTATAGCTATAGGTTATTTCGCGGGTTATAAAAATCAACAAGACAATTCTATTGCTATTGGTTTAAATGCTGGTTTAAGCGATCAAAGTTCAAACGCCATTGCCATTGGTTATAATGCTGGTTATACACAACAAGGTTCTGGTTCTATTGCAATTGGTCATTCAACTGGTTATACCAATCAGGGTTTAAATGGTATTGCGCTTGGAAATTTAGCAGCTTCTATGAGTCAAGGAACAAATGCGATAGCTATTGGTTATATGGCAGGTTTATCTAATGAAAAAATGAATGCTATATCAATAGGAACTGAAGCAGGTAAATATAATCAGGGTACTTATTCTATTGCGATTGGTTATTATGCGGGGCGTACAGGACAATTAGCAAATAGCATTATATTGAATGCTACAGGTAGTGATTTAACTAGTTCAAATGCAAATGGATTATTTATCGCACCAATTAGAAATACTATTACTGGTAATACACAAGCATTATACTACAATTTTACTACTAAAGAAATTACATATGGTGATGTTAGTAGTAGTGGCGGTGGTGGAGGTGGTGGAACAAATTATTGGTCACTAACCAGTAATAATAATGATATAGTTAATAATACAAATAGTTTTAATGGTAATGTAGGTATTGGTATTGGTTCTAGCGCAACATCTGTTAACTATAAATTAGATGTATCTGGTTCAGCTAGAATGACATATATTATTGATATTAATGGAAATAATGGCAGTAATAATAGTATACTAACAGGAACTACAAACGGTATTAGATGGACTAATGATTTATCATTAAATAATTTAGATATTAGTAGTGCGAATATTAGAGATTTATCAGCAACTAATGCTTCAATTATAAATCTGGATGTTTCTAAAGCTATTATAAATGAACTATTTATTGGAAGTATTGATACTAGTATTAATATTATTGATACAAATAATGATAGAAATTACTATATCACATTTGTTGATAATAGTGGTTATCAAAAATTGAGAATTGATAAACATAAGCTTATATATAATCCTGGATTAGATAGATTAGGTATAGGTATAGACCCTAGTTATAATTTAGATGTTAGTGGATCATTTAGAACAAATACAATTATTGATATTTCTGGTCGTGCAGGCTCATTCGGTCAAATATTGAGTTCAACAGCTGATGGTATATTATGGATAGATCCATCTGGTTCGGGTGGTGTAACTTCAGTTAATATTAATAATGATAACAGTTGTGGAATAAGATATATATTATTTGCCGATGGAACTGGAACACAACCAATCAAGATTGATACTACAACATTAGTATATGATAGTTGTAATGACATCTTAACAACTGGTAAATTTAATGGTGATATATCAGCTAATATAGCGAATATTAATAAAGGTTATATCTATGATATATCAGCATCATCAATAAATACAATAGATTTGAGTGCTACTAGCGGATGGTTTAGAGATTTATCAGCGGTGAACGCATCAATAATTAGATTAGATATCAGTAGTGCTAATATTAAAGATTTATCTAGTAATAAGATATTTGTTAGAGACTTATCCGCAGTGAACGCGTCAATAATTAATCTAGATGTTTCTAGTGCTAGCATAAGAGATTTATCTAGTAATAAGATATTCGTTAGAGACTTATCAGCAGTGAACGCATCAATAATCAATGTAGATGTTTCTAGTGCTAATATTAGAGATTTAAGTAGTAATAAAATATTCGTTAGGGATTTATCTAGTGTGAATGCATCAGTTATTAATCTAGATGTCAGTAGTGCTAATATTAAAGATTTATCAAGTAATAAGATATTTGTTAGAGACTTATCAGCTGTAAATTTGAGTATAGATAAATTGACAGTCAAAGATTTGTCTGCTACAAATGCTTCAATTATTAATTTAGATGTCAGTAGTGCTAATATTAAAGATTTATCTAGTAATAAGATATTTGTTAGAGACTTATCTAGTGTGAACGCATCAATAATAAATTTAGATGTTTCTAGTGGGAATATTAGAGATTTATCTAGTAATAAGATATTCGTTAGAGACTTATCTAGTGTGAATGCATCAGTTATTAATTTAGATGTCAGTAGTGCTAATATAAAAGATTTATCTAGTAATAAGATATTCGTTAGAGACTTATCTAGTGTGAACGCATCAATAATAAATTTAGATGTTTCTAGTGGGAATATTAGAGATTTATCTAGTAATAAGATATTCGTTAGAGACTTATCAGCTGTAAATTTGAGTATAGATAAATTGACAGTCAAAGATTTGTCTGCTACAAATGCTTCAATTATTAATTTAGATGTCAGTAGTGCTAATATTAAAGATTTATCTAGTAATAAGATATTCGTTAGAGATTTATCTAGTGTGAATACATCAATTATTAATCTAGATGTCAGTAGTGCTAATATTAAAGATTTATCTAGTAATAAGATATTTGTTAGAGATTTATCTAGTGTGAATACATCAATTATTAATCTAGATGTCAGTAGTGCTAATATTAAAGATTTATCTAGTAATAAGATATTCGTTAGAGATTTATCTAGTGTGAATACATCAATTATTAATCTAGATGTCA